CCCATATCCAAAAACCAGTCACTTAGGCCGGCGATGATGGCGTTGTAGTCTCGTTTCTCAACAATCAACACGCAATCATCCCCGTCATTAGCCAACCTGAACTTGCGGGTGTAGCTTGACACATATGAGTGTATCAAGCTCGACATGATGAGGCAATTCCCAAGTGCCGTATTCATGTCTCCGCTCATTCTTCTTCCGTCCAGGGTAAACTTCATAGTGCCATCGACTACTCTACAATAGCCTTTGTTCACAAGCTGCCATTGCAGCAGCTTGCGTAGATGTTTATCCCCTCTGAAATACATCATATATATGGAGTGTTCCCACTCCAATGCGGTTTTACTTATATGTTGGTCAAACCGTGATGCATCTAAGCCGATAGCTATCGGCTCATCAAAATACTCCCAATGGGAGCGCAGAAATTTAGCCCGTGCATGTGCATTTAATCCCTTAAACACAGTGCGGGCCCCAAACATCTCTGCTATTTTGGCATAAATTTTCTTCTCAATAGGCTTTATATACCTACCCAATTCAACATGGTACCTGGGGGAACGAGGGCTTATGCCCCTAGGTACTGGGTCGTCCTTCTCCGTGAAATTGACTTTTTCACACTTGATGAAAAAGGATATGTAGCTATCCTTGATCTCAAGTGGATTGACTTGCAAACTTTTATGAGCATTCTCATAAACTGTTCTTCTACGCCCCGCATAACTCCCGCAGAATTGCTCTACGGTCATGCGAGGGGTATATTGAACTAGCTTAGAAAAATGATTGGTTTGCTCCTCTAATCTCTTGAAAAACTCTTCTCTAACGGGGATTGGAGGTGACATAAAAACACCGTCTCTCTTGATGTAATATAATCTCTCCAGGATTGCCCTTTCACAATTATTGAAATTGGAATTAAACACGCCGTACTTAACTTCAGGTGAGACCCCGAAAAGTACTGAAACCCGGCGTGTGGGTGTGTGCTCTTGTAACCTTAGCTCCAGTGTCTTCAAGCCGGAGTGCTTCGGCGCCCTACTCATGGGCGCGTCAACTCCAGACACTTTGCCAAGGCCACATCACGTGGACCTAAAAGCTTGGGCAGCACGTGGTTTTCTCCAAAACCACCTAGCCCAAACTTGATCTTGAGTGGTTACAACTGAGTTCATATGAGCAACTCTGTCTATAACCACACTAGTGTTCCTGAAGGCAAAAGCCTCCATCTC